TCATAGATGTAGTCAAGGAACTCTTCGCCGGTCAGGTCATAAACCTCGTCGGAGATAGAGATCCATTTCTTGATGCTCTGCGGCACTAGCGTCACGATACCCAGCACAAGCGATTCCTCTGTCACGGCGCTGTTCGCGGCCTCGGTATGTACGACCGCACCGTCTCCGGAAATCTCATATCCGATTTTGACGTTGCCCTTCAGGAAGGTCTTGCGGACACGGCTGGTGATGCCGTCACGCTCCCAAGCGGTGCGGACACGGCCCTCAACGTAGGTGGCGACCGGAACGGTACCGCTCACGTTCTCGGTAAGCAGGGCACGGCACTCCGCGTCGTCGCCGGTCTTGATGTAATTTGCATAAGCAACGTTGTACTCATGGCTGTTTCTAACTTCAGCGTTCGACATGATATCTTTCCTCTCTTCTTTCTCAAACGTTCTGACCACCTCACCGGCGCCCTCAGCCACGGCCTTCCGGACCTCGACCTTTTTCGCCTCGGCAGCCTTTCTGTTTTCCAGTTCCTCGTTGATGCCCCGAACCTCTTCGCCAAGAGCGTCCAGATCCGCTTCGGGAGCATCGATCTCGGTAGCAATGGCGGCCTTACGGCTCTCCAGCTCTTCGATCGTCATGTCTTTGAACTCCATGTGTTTACTCCTTTCAGATTTCCGCTAAGATGCGGAGTCTCATTTTTTTGCGCTCCACCTCTCTCTGCTCGGCTTTTGCACTCTCCAGTGATGCCTTTGCACTCTCCAGTGCTCCGGCAAGGCCACGCGCTTCGATAGATGTCGCTTCATAGGCCGGCCATGTGACCGCGCTTACCTCCAGCACCTTCTTGATCGATGTGATCGTTCTGGTCGGATGGTCGCTGTCAAGGTTGGCCCATTTATCCCCATCGACGATCATCATGAAGGACATTCCGGAGATGTCCCCACGACTGACCGCCGAATAAAGGTTCTTCGCATCGCTGTTATTCTCGATGTCGAGATCCGCACGGATGACCATGCCCTCGTCATCGACCGACAGCTGCATCGTGCTGTTCTCGTTGTTGTTTCTGGATCTCGCTAGCGGAATCATGTCGGTGTTGTGGTTGACCAGCATCCGCACGTCACGCAGATCCGTGTCGTCCAGAGCGCCCTTGTCGATGATCTCGTCATACCAGCCGATGTCGGTCTGGCTGCCAAAAACAATGGCGCGACCTTCGATCCGGCCCCGCCCTTCGTTCTGCTCTGCTCTAAGCTCAAAACTGAAAGCTCTAATTTCCTTGCGTTCCATCGTCATCCTCCAATACTGTGAGTTTTTCGTCAGCGTTGTAATACTCGCCGCGCATGATCCGGACGTCACCGCCCTCGACCGGCGGCAGATTCCAAATTTCCCTCGCGTCATTCAGCGACATGATGCCGCGATCAACGAGCTGGGAGCTGACCGCCAGCTTGTCGGCGTTGGTCATGTACTGCAGTCTATTCGCCGTGGCGATCACGATGTTGCCCTGGCTCTGCTCGCGGAAGGTGAACAGCATCTTGGTCATGACTTCGCTGAACTGGATCGCAAACGGCTCAATCACGCCTTCGTAAAAAGCAGACCACGCATCGCCGTAGGCCTTGTTTGTCAGCACGTCTTCGTTGACGCCAAAGTACTCGTAAACGTTCTTCTGTATGGCCGCCATCTGGTCAGCGTCCACGACCCACGGCTTGACGTCCACCTGTTTTATATCCGTGTAGGTGTTCGGGAAGAGCAACATACCGCCGCCGTCTTCCTTGAGGTTTTCCTCGGTAAAGCGTCGCCGCTCTTTCTTCAAGTCCTCGGCCTTGCTGAAGTTATTGACCTTGGCCATGAAGCGGTAAGTCGCCGCAGACTTTACGCCTTCCTGTATGCCCTGATTCTGGATGTGGATCAGATCCAACGTCGGAAGCAGCGCCGCGTTGGTTTCGCCGAAAAAGTCGTCCCTGTACTGGAACTTGGTTAGCACTCCGCAGTACGCCAGCTCAATCGCCGCCGTCTCGCCGTGACTGAAGCGGTATCTCAAGTACGGAGTATCGCCGTACTGGATAAGCTCGCACCTGTCCGGCAAAGGCGTAAAGATGCCGGACGGCTCGCCGAACTGGTCGTAGACCGGAACGATAAAGGCCGTGTTGTGGATCTGACGAATGGTTTCCAGCCTGTACAGGAACTGCCCCCACGTCTGCCACTGGTTAGGACCGTGTTTCAACTTGGTCTGCAGAGACGGACGCGCCGCACCCTGCACCTCGACCTTCAGCTTGCTGACATGCGTGGCGATGGCGTTGATGCTCGCCCTGATCAGTTCGCGCTCGTAGATGTCGCCGCCCCAGCGTGAGAAGTGCGGCCGGTGACCGGTCAGCGAGACGAAGCTGCCTTCATACTTGCCGGTGGGCTTCGGCGCTCTGCCGAATATCTTGTCAAAAAGTCCCATGTTGTTTTACTCCTTGTTTTGGAGCCGGTCGCCCAGCTCGTTCCAATATTTCTGACGCACGCACATACCATCCAGCAACGCCGCGCATCCGTCTATGTGATCCCTCGCGTTTATCTTCACAAGTTTCCCCCTGCCTCGCTCCGTGCTCATCTTGATCGCGGAGTTGAGTAGATGAATTTTCAACAGATCGTTGTCGCCGATGTGAATGTGGCCGTCCTTCAGGATGCCCTCCGTCTCGCGGATAACCGGATACAGGTTCTCGCCCTGGTATACGTCGTCCGTCCGGAAGCCATACGCATCGAGATCCTTGATTAAATACTGCGAACTGTATCGGTCGTATCCGACCATCAGCGGATAGATCTCGTACTGCTCGATCAGGCCGACCATCCAGTCATATAGATCGTGATAATCGACGTAGTTCTCGCCGGACAACTGCAGGATGCCCCTCTGCACATACGCGTTGTACGGCAGGCCGTCCTCGGCCGTCAGAAAATCTACGCGCTCGGCCGGCATAAAAAACTTGGCAAACACATAAAGCTCGCCATCCTTCTCAATGACCACCAAGGCACAAGTCAGATCGGTCGTCTGGGACAGGTCGATGCCGGCCACGCAGTAGGAATCACGGAAGTCTTCCAGGTGAAGCGCCGGTCCGGAGGCCGCGTTGACCACTTCGGCCGGAAGCCAGGCAAGCGAGCTGTTCTGCTTCACGCAGCAGTACTTCGTGAGGAACTCGGCCTTCTGGGAGAGAGATCCGCGTGCCACCTCGATCTCGTCCAGAAGGTAATCAACGGAAACAGAGACGCCAAGGTTCGGGTTGCTCTTTTGCAGCTCGTTGATGTCGTCCCATTTTTCGAGGTCGTCAATCATATACAAAAAAGGCAAGAGCCGCTTTTCCTTGCTCTCGCCCATCAAGAATTTTGTCGCCCTCTTTACGAGGTCGTCATAGATTCCATCATTCACATATCCGGATGTGGTGCAGGACAGGATCTGCGCTCCAGGGCGCGCACCCATGCCGGACTTCAAAACTGAGTACTGTTTTAAGCCCTGATCGCCGGCCCAGCTCGCGATCTCATCACAAATCACGAGGCTCGGGTTGAAGCCGTCAGATTTCCTCGCTGAGAACGCGATCTTCTTCGCCGTGCTGTTGGTGGCCGGAAGAAAGAGATCCGTCATCCGGTGCCGAGCGAGCTCCGGGTCGTCCTTCCGGATCTTCGCCTTCTTGTCGGCTTCCAGCTTGTCGCGTCTCGCGATCCATTCCTCGTCAAGCGTGATCATCGTCCACAGGTTGTTGTAAACGATGTCAGCCTGGTCGAGCTTCGGAGCTATGTTGTACACCCTCGCGCCATAGCCGCCGTCCTTCAGGAAATTGTATTTGCCCTCGACCGAGCCGATCACGCTCTTGCCGTTCTTCCGGGCTATCACCAGCAGAATCTCCCGGAAGGCCTTCTCGCCGCTCTCGTCAACGAGGCCATACTGGCAAGACAAGAACGCCTTTTGCCATAGCTCCAGCTTAATCAGCCCCGGAGCCAACGGCCCCTCAACGTGGTGGCACGATTCCGCGTAATCAATCGCGGCAGCGGCCTTTTTCGCGTCGAAGAACAGCTCCTTGCTCTCCAGCTTCTTCACGAGCAGGTCATACAACCGGTGAACCCATTGCCCGGCAATGATCGAGCCGTCATTGATCTTCTGGTAGTACTCCAGGATGTAGTTTGCTCCCTTGCTCCCCATCTTCTCGCACTAAAAAAGGCCCATCTGGGCCGGTTCCGTTCTCCTTCGCTTTAGTCCTCGAAAGTAGCTATATATTTTTTCTGAC